CTACCGATCGACATCAACGCGATGTTCATCAGCACCATCAACGAGGGCAACTCGGACAGCGCTCGCATTTTGAGCCACTTCCGCAACCTCGGTGGCAACGGCTACCAGATCAACCTCCTCGAGGCTGGCGACGGCGAATATGGCCGCGCACATGGCCACAAGAAAGGCGAAACGAAGCTCAACCAGACCATCACCGACACCATCCGCTCGGTTTACAACAAGATGGTCTACAAGAAGCTCGACCTTGATGCACTAGAGGTCAAGGAGAACCCTGAGCTCATCAACATCCGCGCTCAGGAACTCATCGACTGCATCATCACCGAAATCGCTCGCGCAGCAGTCATTGGCGACGGCCGCAGCTCCGGCACTCCAGACTACCGCATGTTTGACGGCACCCGCGGCTTCTTCAGCATCCTCGGTGATGCAACCGCAGCCTCCGGCATCGGCACCAAGCTCGCCACCAGCATCACGGTCAATGGCAACCTATACGACGGTTCGATCGAGGCCGAGAGCGCAATCGAAGCTGAGGGCGGCCTCATCTTCGTCGCGAAGAAATCCGCCATCAAGGCATTCCGCCAGGCCAAGAAGACCAACGGCGACTACGTCGTGGCTCCAGGCAATCGCATCGAGGACATCCTCGGCGCCGAGGCGGTCTACGCTCCAAAGTGGATGGATGCCGCTTCCTGCGACGTCATCGTCTTCGCAAACCAGAGCTACGGTTTGACCGGCGAATCCACCCCACGCACCTACACCGACTTCGACCTAAGCACCAACACCAACGTCATGCTCGCAGAGCAGGCCCGCGGTGGCTCCCTCATCAAGAGCGCAGCAGCGGTCGCTTTGACACTCGGCGGAAGCGCAAGCTAATCAACTAAGGGGAGATGGAAATGACGCAAGACGACTTCAAATTCCTCACGGGGATGACGACCAACTACACGACCGCCCAATGGGCGACGATCGTGGCAGCAGCGGCGACGCGTTTCGCGTCATTCCTCTGCCGGGACGCGCTACCAGAAACCATGCCGGCTGACCTCGAGGAGGCATTCGCGAACTTCATCGCGGTTGTCATCACAAACCACGGGGCCACCGGCGAGGTGGAGAGCAAGCACGTCCGAAACTTCACGGTAAACTTCCGCGCATCGACTGCCGCCAACGCTTTCGCAAGAATCGCGCAGCAATACGGCGACGTCCTGGAGCGCTACTCAGAATGCTCCCTCGGCGTTGACGTTTCAGAACGCGCACCGAGGTGCTGCCGATGACAGTCTTCGAAGCATTCCCAAACGGCCTAGAGGCCTGGAAAATCAGCAAGGTCAATTACAGCACCATGACCGGCAACATGGAGATCGGAACGCCGACCACCATCAACGTCATCGCTGACGAAATCAACTCGACCGAAATCCGCACCGGCGCAAGCGCATCACCACTAGACAGCGACACGCTCCTCTACGTGCAACCAGCCGAGCTGCCGACCACGGACATCGCCAAGCTGATCGCCAACTACGGCATCCAAGACCCAGCAGGGCGCACCTACAAAATCATGGATGCGGCCAAAGGCAAGAACCAAGAAACCGGCGAGCTCGAGCACATCGAGCTCATCATCCGCCAAGACGGAACAGTCCAGGAGTCCGAATGAGCGGGCAGGGCGTCGTCAAATCGGTGACGCTGAAATGGAACAAAAAGGCGCTCGACCAGATCGACCAGAAATTCAAAGAGGGCGTCTTTGACCTCGCCACCAGCATCGGAAACAACGCCCGCGACCGCGCACCATACGTGACCGGCGCACTTCGCAACAGCATCCGCTTAAACGAAGAAGCCACAGGCATCAACATCATCGCCGGTGGCACCATCAACGCCAAGGACCACCGCATCCCGCCGGCTCCGGGCTTCTTCCCGCCAATCGGCTACACGATCGACTACGCCATGAAGCGCGAGAAAGGCCCGAACCGCAACCCGGCCACCGTCGGCTACATGGCGAACGCTCAGGCCGAAATCATGCAGGGCGATTGGATTAAGAAATACTTCGGAGGAATCACCAAAAAATGATCACGGCAGCAATCCTGATTAAACTCACCACCGACACGCAGGGGCTCACGCTCGACCAGAACGCATTCTGGGAAGAAGCGCCACTCCAGCGTGACGGAACGCCAGCACAGGGCGTCTGGCTCGTGACACGCGGCGGAAACCAAACAACCAGCCGCGGCACAAACCAACTCACCACGATGGACTTCTACGTCGCTTTCAAAGACAAGACCAAGACCGAGAAGACCATCCAAACCATCAGCGAATGGATCCGCAACAACAAGACCATCTGCGAATTAAGCGGAACCGTTGGCGACAGTCGCTACAACTTCATGAACATCCGAATCCGACCGGCCACAACGCCGACCAACTACGGCGCGACCGAGAACGGACTCATCGTGAAGATGGCAAGCGCACAAGTTTACTACGACATCAACCAATAAAGGAGCACAATCATGCCAAACCTCAACATCACACAGCTCCGCCGCGTCATCTTCCGCAAAAAGACGACCGCGGGCGGCAGCTGGAGCGTCTTCACGCTCGAAGCTGATGACCTCGGCCAGGACAGCGTGATGAGCGTCAACGTGGCACCACGCACCCGCTCACGCGCCTCCAGCCTCGGCACGGCCACCACGCCAATCGAGGGCTCATTCAACGATCTCAGCGGCAGCGTTACGTTCATGCTCGACAACTGGAAGATCCTCGGCCAAGCAATCCAGAAATGGAACGCCTCAACCTACGCAGGCGCACAGACCGGCGCAGGCCAGGTCATCCTCGGCGACGGCAACCTCTGCGGCGATGGCCAATATTTCAGCGTGGTCGCACAGGGCCTATGCGATGACGGATCCGCAGCAGACGTCGAACTCACCCGCTGCTTCCCAAGCGTTGACGATGCCATCGAAATCGGCACCGGCGACACGCAGACGGTGACCCTCAACCTCCACCCGATCGTCTTCAACTCCGCCCAGCACAGCGGCGATGGCTACCCAGCCTACACGGTCCGCTTCGGCGAGAACGACATCACGAAGAAGACCCGCCTCAACGCCTCCACGGGCGCATACGACGACGTCTCGGAGAGCTAGTCGGACAAGATGACGGCGCACGGAACCCTAGCACAAGCCAGGCAGGAGCTCGCAAACCGCGAGCTCCACTTCCGCGCGTCGGACTTCCTGTCGGATGAAGAAAAAGAACAGCTCCGCGCCAATAATGCCAAGCGCAAAGCCCCTGCCAAGCCATACGACGAAATCGACGCATTCGCCGCCGAACTCCTCGCACGATTTGGCTGGGATGCATACCAGGCCTGGCACCGCGGGGAGTTTGACCACAACCGCGCCCTGCGCTTCATAGCAGCAGAACGCGCGCGAGATGAAAAGAAGCTCATCCCGCTCGAATCGGTCATTCTCCTTTCAATGGCCGGCGCCAACCATCCAGGCAAGAACGGGAAGCCCCCGAAATCATTGGCGAGCGCACAAAATATCATCAAACAACAAACGAAAGGCTAAACCATGGCACTACTACAAGAAGTCGGCCAGGCAGTCATCAAGCTCGTTTATGACGACAAGGACCTCGAAAAGCAGGGCGACAAGGTCAGCCTCAAGCTCGGCGCGAAGCTCAAAACCGCCGCAGCAGCAGGCGCCACCGCGATCGTCGCAGGCGTGACCGCAGCCACCAAGGCAGTCGGCGACCTTGCCAAGCAATCGACCGAGGCCTACGGTCAATTTGAGCAGCTCCAGGGCGGCATCCAGAAAATCTTTGACGAGATGGACTACAACGCCATCGCCAAAGACGCCCAGAACGCCTGGCAGGACCTAAACCTCAGCGCGAGCCAATACATGGAGAGTATCACCGGCATCGGCTCAACATTCGCGCAGACGATGGGCGATAAAAAGGGCTACGAAGCGGCCAGGACCGGCATGAAAGCCATCGCCGACTACTCGAGCGGCACAGGCAAGAACATCGACGAGCTCATGGGCAAATTCCAGCTCATCACCCGCAGCACCACGAGTTATCTGAGCATTGCCGACCAATTCAGCGGCATCCTCCCGCAAACAACCACGGACTTCCTCAAGCAAGCGCAAGCGGCAGGCTACCTGAGCGACCAATACAAGAAATTAAACGACGTGCCGATCGCCGAATACCAAGAGGCGGTGACCAAAATGGTAGAAAAGGGCGTCAAAGACATGGGCCTCCTCGGCAACACCGCGGCCGAAACCGCCAACACGCTCACGGGCTCAATGGCGGGCTTCAAATCGACCATGCAGAACCTCATCACGGGGCTCGCGGATCCACAGGCCAACATCGAGGAGCTAGTGGAAACGACCGTCAAGGCAGGCGCGGACCTCGCCAAGAACTTCGGCACAATCTTCACCCGCGCGCTTAAGGGCGCCATCACGGCGCTCCGCGAAATCATCCCGAAAGCCCTCCCCATCCTCACGGAGATGGCTGCCGAGGTGGTGCCGATGCTGATCGAGGCGGGCATCGACGCATTCGACGAAATCCTGCTACAAGCCCCGAACATCATTCAGACGCTCCTCAACCTCGCCAGCACGGTCATCGAGAGAATCGCCGACAAACTGCCAGAACTTATGACGGCCATCACCACCGCAATCGTCCAGACGATCGTCCTCCTCACTAAACCGGAGAACATCCTGCTGGTCATCAAGGCAGCCACCACGCTCCTCATGGCAATCGTGGAGGCCATCCCGGCCATCATCGAAGCGCTAAGCGGAGCACTCCCGGGCATCATCGCAAACATCGTCGAATGGATGACCAGCCCAGAAGCCCTGGCAGAAATCACCAAGGCGACCCTGACCCTCCTCGGCGCAATGATCGCAGCGGTGCCACGAATCATCAAGTCGCTCGGCGAAGCACTCGCCAAGAGCTTCAAAGCATTGTGGAACCGCCTCACGAGCATCTTCACCGAATTCGGCCGAGCATTTGGCGGCGCAATCGGCGGAGCATTCGCAAAAGCCATCAACGGCGTCCTCAGCTTCGTAGAAAAGGCGCTCAACGGCCCGATCAACGCCATCAACAAGGTCATCGGCGTCCTGAACGCCATCCCAGGCGTAAACGTGGGCCAGCTCGGCAACATCAAGCTCCCACGCGTCGCACTCGCAGAGGGCGGCATCACAACAGGCCCAACCACCGCGCTCATCGGCGAACGCGGACGCGAGGCGGTCATCCCGCTCGAGCAGAACACGGGGAACTGGGCGGGCTTACTCGCCGGGAAACTTGCCGAGGAGTTTAAAACCCAGGGCGAGAATCCGACCGAGAGCAACATCACCGTCTACATGACCAACAACATCAACAGCGAGCTCGACATTGACCGAATCCAGCAAGAGCTCACCACAGCCATCAGGAGGGCAGCATGAACCTGAACCAAATCGACACCAAGAACTTCATCATGGCGCTGTTTAAGCGCGACGATGGCGAGCGGTTTCTACTCGGCACGGGCCTCTACGAATTCAAGGACGGGCTCCAGCACTTCCAGCCGAACATCATCGCCAACGACGTCGTCGAAAAGCAGGGCGCCAACGGCCAGCTCCTCGCGGGGCAGGTCGCCCGAAGCGCCAGCCAGCCATTCACCGGCTACATCGGCGACAACACCACCACCCGAAGCGCCACGGAACTCGCCAGGCGCCAATTCTTCCGCTTCTTCCAGCCGAACTATTTTTACACGGTGATTTACATCCTCCCGACCGGCGAGGCCATCCAGCGCAAGAACGGCTACCTCACCGAGGCGCCGTCCGTGCCGGAGATGATCGAGCGCTTCCCAGAATACCGCGTGGCTTTGGCGTTTGAGGACTTAAACTACTACACCTACGACGAAGACAACGCGGGGAACGAGATCTATGCGCAGGTTTACCAGCTCGAACCAGAGAGCCAGCTCACCGGCGGCCTAGTCTGGAATGAAACTACAGGCCTGACCATCAACCAAATCGAGGGCGACACGGAACAGGCCGGAACGCCTACGCCGACCAGTCCGCAGGACATCAAGGTCGTTTCAGGCGACCAAATCGTGATGATCAACGGCGTCGGCTACGACCTCGCACTCGGAAGCGTCGAGCTTTGCGAAATCGGAACCGCCAAGGACTACATCTGGAACGACAACGGCACATGGAAAATCCACAAGGCGACAGGCAGCCGCGTTTTTAACGGAACAGACACCGACCTATCGGCGAGCGGCTGGTTTAACTCATCGGAAACTACCACGACCCTCCAAGTGGCAGCGCTCGACATCAAAAACCTCGGCGCAAAATACACGGCAAGAGCCAACAGCCTGATGACGCACTTCGTCTACCTATCAGACAACAGCTCGCCGAGCAACGGCAAGTTTAAACTGGTAAACAATACTAGCGGAAACGTGAACCACATCCGCCTCGCGCTAAACAAGACAATCGCGGCCGACCTAGCTGCCGCGAAGACATGGATTGCGACAAACCTCCCGACCATATACTTCGAGAAGACGACCGCAACCGACAGCGTCATCACCAATGCCACCCTCCTCAAGAACCTAAACGCCATCAACGCCGCGCTCCACTCCACCACAGAAACCCCAACCGTCGCCGCACTATACTCCACCAGCCTCCCGGCAATCATCACGACGACAAATTTCACGACCACAGACGGCATTGTCTGGACCAACCAAGGCCACGGCAAAAACATCCTCAACCTCACCGCCGGTCTAGTGGCCAGCAACCAAGCGACGAGGGCAGTTATCGGCGACAAGCTCATCGTCGACGGCACGAATGACAACAACCACTACGACTACGTCCAATACGAGCTACGCGTCGAGCCAGCAAAAACGATCGCCATTTCGATCGGCGATTTAACATCCGATCGCGGAGCAATCGCATCAACCGAGCGCATCTTACTAATCCAGGCGCGACAAGGCGGCTCATGGATTCAGGTGCTAGAAATGAAAGAATCATCCCACACCGCGACATATACCGTGCCAAGCGGCGTGAACCGAATCCGCGTGGCATTTTATGGCCCATACGGCGCGACTTTCACCTACTCGCAGGTGATGATCGAAGAAGCCGCAGCTCCGACGACCTACGAGCCATTCACTCCAACAGGCGGCGCCGTCTGGGATGCCGAAACCGGCCACGCCACGACGACGATGACCGTGGGCGGCCTATTCCCGGTGAGCCCTGTCTGGATCGTCGCAGGCCCAGCTGAATCGCCACTGATCGAGAACCTGACCGACAACACGAGCCTCAGCTACCTCGGCACAATCGCCGCAGGACAATCGCTCGTGGTCGACTGCGGCGCACAGACCGCAACCCTAGCAGGAGCAAACGTGAAGAACAACATCCGCGGAACATGGCAGAAATTTGACCCAGGACAGGTGACAATCCGCTACTCAGGCGCGAACGTTACAGGCCCGAGCACAATCCAATGGAATGAGGTGGTCGAATAATGGCGGAAATCAGCGCAAACTACCAAGTCCAGCTCCGCTTAAACGGGAACTTCATCGGCGACGTCCGCGAACTCGCCCAGGGGCTCCGCTGGACCCGCAACCTCACCAACTACGGCATCGACGCCATCGAATTCACCGTGAACGACGTCCTATTCGAGAAATGGTGCGCCAGCTACGGCACCAGCATCAAGGCGATGATTAAACCCATCGCCCTCGAGTGCCGAATCGTCCGCAACGGCGAAGACGTGGCCGGCGGCTTCCTCGCCACGCTGCCATCATACGAGCCAAAGCAAGCAAGCGCAGACCTCCACCTGCGCTTCGACGGCTTCATGAACCTACTCGACGGCATCATCCTCCCACCAGCAGCCCGCACGACCAAACGCGCGAGCGCATTCGTCAAGGACTGGATCGACATCGCCAACGCCCGAAGCACCGCGGCAGGCAAGGGCTACGGCTTCGTGGCGCAAAGCATCCAGAATCTGGGCAACGTCGAGCGAACCTACGACAACTACAAGACGGTCAAGGAGGCCATCCTCCAGATGACCGACAACCAAGAGGGCGCCGGTCCGTTCGAGGTGATTTTCAACCCAGACAAGAGCTACATCATCACCAACAGCTACGGCCGAACCATCACCGACTGGCAGTTGTACTACCCGCCACGCGACGGCGGCCAATCCGTGGCCACGATCCGCGCACCAGAGGTCCAAGGCTTCGCGACCAAGGTGCTGACGCTCGGCGCAGGCGAAACATCCGCCAACCCAGACCAGAGCACGGTCATCACAAGCGAATCGACCGACAGCAGCGCGGTGGCGGAGTTCGGCTACTTTGAAACGATGACGCAATACTCGAGCGTGAGCCGACAGACGACCCTCGATCAGCACAACGCGACCGACCTGTACAACGCCACGAACATCTGCTGGAACCCAGAAATCACCCTATTCGGCCGCCAGACCCCACCAAGCCCGACGGCAGAATTCGGCCTATGGATCGGCGACGACATCTACCTCGAAAATACGGCCGACCCGACCGGCATGACTACGGGCTGGTTCCACATCCAGGCCATCGAGGTCGCCGTTTCAGCCACGGGTGCAGAAACGGTCCGCCCAAGCCTCGAAAGGATCGCATAATGGACAAGTTCGCGAGGCTCATCAAGGAATTCGACCGCGAACTCCGCGACCTAAAGACCACCGCCAGGCGAGGCCTCGGCGCGATGCAGTTCTACCAAAAGACCGAGCCAGTCCAGAAGACCGGCACGAGCATCAACATCGACATCTACATCGTCCTCGCGAGCACCAGCGACCTCCCAGCATTCCTGACCGTCTACACGCCACTCGCAGCCCAGGTCATCGAAACCGTGAACGGCGTCCTGGGCTACACCGTCAACCAAGCCGCCGCATCCGGATCATCAACGACATGGAGCGGCTCCGTCATCGTGACGAGCAGCGCCCGCATCAACAGAATCGAGGTGACAGTATCATGAACGACTTGGACAAGCAGATCACGGAAATCGAGCAGAAAATCCGCGACCTAAAGACCGCAAGCCACAAGGCCAGCACGGTCATCGCCACAACCGCAGCCACGACAACCGTGACCACCCAAATCAAGGGCTACACATTCCCGGACGGAACCAAGACCGCCGTGCCGAGCAAGGCCGGCGTCATCGAAATCACGCTCGACGAGCCGGGCTTCGTGAGTTTCGCGGTCCAGACCGACAGCGGCAACCGCCGCTTCTTCTGCGACGTCCGCGCAGGCGCAGATCAGAAGCCAGAAGCCGTCCTGCAGGTTTACAGGCCAAGCATCGCAGACGTGCAGGAGCTCGACGGCAGCGGCACCAAGAACATCAACATCACCGTGCGCACCACGGCCACGACAGGCTTCACGGTCCGAACTTACCAGGAGAACATATGAACCTAAGCACCCGCCTCAATAACATCCGCCATGAACTCCGCGACCTGAAGACCTGCCAAAAGCTCCCGAGCATCATCCAGGTCTGGAAACAGAGCATCGCCATCCCACAGGTCGGCGACAATGATGCGCGCCTCAACTACACGATTTACTACTACAAGGACGACACCCCAGAGGAGCCCATCACGCTGATCAGCAGCGACGCAGGCGTCTATCTGAAGCCATACAACAGCACGAACCAGACCCAGAACATCCGCGTCGATTACACGGGCGGCAGTTTCACGCTGAACGTGATCAGCAACCGGAAAATCATCGCGGTCCAATCATCGAGCGACCCAGCTCCGCCTGATCCAGTCATCCCACCAGCACCAGAGCCACCAACGCCAGCCGACGAGTGGGAGCAGTACCGCAACTTCAACCCGGCCAACATGGGAACCCGCGCCGGCTACTGCCTCCAGAACTGCCGCCTGGGCTTTGGCATCATGACCGGCCAATTCCCGAGCGCCCGCGCCGACATGAACAGCCAGCGCGCCAACGGCACCCTCCACACCGACCTCCCACCGCCAGCCAATATCGCGGTGCCAGTTTACTGCGAATCCGGCACACCGAACGGCCACGTGGTGGTCTGGGACCATGGCAAGGTCTACAGCGACGGCAGACTCATCCCACAAGGCCTGAGCGCCTGGAGCACGGTCTACGGATGGGGCGAGCTTTGCGACGGGCGCCGAGTCGTCCAGCATAGCTAAACCCGTGCCGATGCGCGGCAACAATAAAGGCATCTAAACAGGAGAAGCACATGGGCTTCAAACAAATCCGCAACTTCACCCCATCGAAGATGGGCAAAATCAAGGGGCGATGTCTGGAGAACGTCCGCAAGGGCTTCGGTATCACCAGCGGAACATACCCGACCGCCAAGGCTGACATGCAAGCGCAGCGCAAGGCGGGAACACTCCACACCGGCTATCCGCCGACAAGCATCGCCTGCGCGGTTTACTGCGACACGGCAGCAGCCGCCGAGCACGTCGTGGCCTGGGATCACGGCACGGTCTGGGAGGATGGCTACAAGCGCGCCAACGGCCTCGCAGGGCTCCATCTATTTGGCTGGGGCGAACTTTGCGACGGCAAGCGCGTCGTCGAAATCACCAGCACCCCGGGCTTCCTACCGCCAAAGGGCTACTGGACGCTCGGCGACAACGACGCACGGATCGGAGAACTGGACGCATTCCTCGCGAAGACATTCCCGGCCTACTTCCCGAACGAGGTCAAGAACTTGCCGGGCAACTACTACGGCCCGACGACCACGAAATGGATCCGCGAATTCCAGCGCAGAACGGGCCTCCAGCAGGACGGCAACACCGGAAAAATAACCTACGCGGAGCTTAAGAAATACGGATTTAAGGGCTAGAAAGGAGAACACCATGGCCAAGACAACCGCGAAGAAAAAGAGCAAGACGCCAAAGGCGCCGACGAGCTTCTTCCAAATCAAGAACCGCACCTACGACATCCTCAAGGCACTCGCCACGATCATCCTGCCAGCAATCAGCGCGCTGTACATCACGCTGGCCGGCATCTGGGGCTGGGGCTTCGGCGACCAGATCGACGCCACCATCCAGGCCATCATCGGCTTCATCAACGTCCTGCTCGGCTTGTTTATCGCCAAGAGCAGCAAGGCCTATCACAAGGGCGACGCCAAGAAATAAACACACGGGAGCCAGCGCTCCCACCCCTCCGCAGTGGCTTTTCTTCTTCTTAGCTGCGGGGAGGCGGGCGCACCGACGCCCAGAACCTTAGAAAGGGGATGACCATCATGACCGTCGACATCTTCATTGAAATCCGCGGCCAAATTGACAGCCACGAACTCTACGACGCCATCGGACGCCACGGAGTAAACGTGACCGACCTGGGCGAGCAGACGCTCGTCTACGGAAACACCGACACCGCCAACATCGCGCCGATCATCACCACCTGCGCGACATTCGGCGACTGCCATGCACACATCACCCGCCCAACCAAATAAACAAGCCCCGCTTCGGCGGGGCGCAATCAGGACCCACAATGCAAGAAATACTCATCGCCGCCATCAGCGCGGTGCCGCCAATCATCGCAACCATCGCCACCACCCTCCTCCAAGCCAAGACCATCGCCCGCAACGCAGCCAAGGAAAGCATCCTCCAGATGATCATGGAGGACCACCTCGCCCATCACGAGGGCAAGCTCCCGACCAACTACCAGAACGTCCTCCACGAGTTCGACATCTACACGAAAAAGGGCGGCAACAGTTACGTCCACGACAAGGTCGAAGAATACAAGGCCTGGTTTCACGAAATCGAAGCCAACAAGGATGACAAGACCGACGCCCCGTGCTAGAATCAGAAAAGGCGCGGCCAATGTGATCCGGCCACGACCAAGAAAAGCTCCTGTCCGGGGGCTTTTTTGAAACTACCCGAACACGCCCGAACAAAAGGGCATATTTACGACAAAATCGCACAAAAACGCGAAAAAGTCGTAGAAAAGTGTTGACTTCTCGCACCAAAGGGCTTATAATTAAGACAGAATAAAACAACGCGGCGGACACCGCAGAAAAGGATCACAATGAACAACAAGCAACAACTACAAGAACAAGCCGAAGCCTACCTCCAGATGCGCCTCACCCGCATCAAAGCCAAGGCCGACAAAATCCTCGCCCAGACGACCGGCATGAACTCCGGCATCAGCATCGACGAAACCCACCTGAGCCTCCTCGGCATCCCGAACGAGCTCGGAGTCAACTGGAGCGCCATGGGTACCCAGGACGCCAACACGGCCGCAGCATTCGCCCAGGCCCTAGCCGAAATCACCAAGCTCGCCCAGGACTTCAACCAAGAGGGCGCCGAAATCATCGCAGAAATCGAGGAAGCCTAAAACCAGGACAGGACAAAAAGAAAGGATCACAACAATGAAAGACAAAGAAGCACTCGAAATCATCCAGCAGAAAATCAGCGACTATCGCACCAAGCTCGAAGCCATCACCCTCTGCACGACCGACCTCGAGCCGGTCATGCTCGACGGCGAAACGAACACGGGCTACTACTGCCAACTAATGATCAACCCAAAGACGGCGGCCAACATCATGCTGAAGCACGACTACCCAATCTACGCCACGCTCGGTGAAGACGCCCCGGACGAAATGTGGCGCGAACTCGCGGACGAATACGGACTGGGCTCGGTCAGCTCGGTGGACTTATAAGGAGGCCGGCCATGACATTCATCATCATCAAACACGACAACATCGACTGGTACTTCACCGAATACGGCTGGAGCTCATACGAGGGCGACGCTGACACCTACCCCGATCGAAAACTGGCCGAGAAAATAGCAGCGGAGCACGGAGGCAAGGTCCAGGCGGTCGCCTCCTGCCCTAGCTGCCACGGCTGGATCACAAGCCACCCGGCGATCAGCAGAAAAGACAACGCCACGCCAATCTGCCCATACTGCGGGATGGATGAGGCAATCAAAGCACTAAAGAAAGAAAAGGAGAAGAAATGAACCCAAACGAAATGACAATCCGCACCAACATCCGCGACTGGCGCAAGCAGAGCATCTTCATCGTCGAGGTCGGCCCGCACGGCAAGACGCTCCGCGCCGACGTCCGCGCTATCGCCGAAGATGAACTGACCGCCCGCCACATCATCGAAGCGCTGGAGCACAACCTCCCAGCAAGCTCGCGCCTCTACATGGAGCCATACGACGCGCTCACAGGCATCACGACGCTCGAAAATGCCGCGGAGCATGCGACAATCGTCTTCAAAGGCGAACAGGCCAACGAAGCGGAATGACGCGCCCACACGGCAACAGAAAGCCCGCCGACCTGGCGGGTTTCTGCGATAAGAAGACGGACGCCCGAACATTTAAACGCCCGACACCATGAGCATCACCACGCAACGGCACGGCTGGACAAAACGGCCAAAATGCGCTAAACTAAAGGCAGTTCGTAGCCGAATAAATCGAAGCCCAACGGAGCAATCCGCTGGGCTTTTTGTGCGACAACCTCGAAGCCCCTGATTAAAACGCAACAATCAGGAGGTAAACCCACATGGATCAACAACCGAAACTAGCCGGCTACGTCATCCTCACCCTAGACATTCTCGAGGACGAGCGCTTGACGATGAGCGATAAATTCGTCCTGGCAAGAATCACCGGCTTCGATCGAGCGGGCGGCCACTACGAGTCGGTCGCCAACACAGCCAAGGCCCTCGGCATCAGCGAGCGCAAAGTCCAATATGCCAGGAAACGCCTGGAGGAGCTCGGCTACATCGAAACGGTTGGCTTCAGCGAACTCGGCACCAAGCTCATAAAGGTCAAGACCCTCTGCCCAGAGAGGGGTGCAAAAAGTGCACCCGGGTGCAAAAAATGCGCAGGGGTGCAAAAAATGCCAAAAGGGGGTGCAAAAAGTGCACCCAATAATAAAGAAGAAAATAAAGATATAAAGAAAGATAAATCTTTCTTTAATGAATCGGAGCAGAGCGACGACCAGCCGAAGCAATACGGCAACGCGGACGTCAACGCCCTGCTGACCGCATGGGCGGAAGCCACGGGCTTCGATTACAAGAACCAGAAGATGGAGCGATATGCCATGGCCGGACTCATCAAGCAGCACGGCCTAGACCGCACCAAAGCGCTCCTAAGGCTCGTGGAACGCGCAAGACGCTCCGACGACCGCTTCGCTCCGCAAATCGCCAAGCCGAGCCAGCTGAGGGGCAAATACAGCAAATTAGAAGCCCTGACCATGTGGGCGGAACGAGCCGACAAAACCGCGGCGAGCATCCCCGCGCCGATCATCCCGAAGAACCCCGACTACTTCTACGAGGACCCGGACGACTACGACACCGGCGAAACCCGCGAAGAAATCCACGAGCGATGCGAAGCCCTAAGGGCCAAGTTTGGCTTCGGACCACGCAAGGAGCTCGGCGATGAGTAAAGACATCAAGGAGCCCCAGAGCGACTGGCCGACCAGCTACCTCTACCAGGACCAGGACGGCTGGCACTCGACCGACAAACAACTCACAAAAGAAATCAACCACCACGTCTTCCTGCGCGCAGACTTCGACACCGCCGGGCGGGCTTTCTACCCGCAATGGCCGGAGCCGACCGACAAGACCACGACCAAGGTCGCCTGGATCCTAAAAGCTGACGGCGAACGAGCCGCCCGCTGGAGATGGATCGAGCGCGACCACCAGAAATGGCATGCCGACTGCCAGCTCACCACGCCAGGCAGATGCCGCAGCCGAGTCCTCCAGCGCCTAAGCTACGACCCAGCCAAGCGCTTCTGGACGCGCATCGAGGACGCTCACGAACAGGAGAACCAATGCAAACCACCGACAAAATCATCATCTTAAGCGAGGCGGACCAACTCCGCCGGAACCGCATCGCCGAGGAGCTGGCGAAACAGACCCGCCTGCCGATCGCCAGAATCCTCCTCAGCGAATGGAATCAAATCGACGGCACCACCTACACGACCAGGCTGGGCAGGGAAGTGAAACTGACCCCAGCCCTGGCCTTCGACATCGACGCGCTCCCCCGCACCGGCCGTTACATCTTCAGCGCTTCCCCATTCCCGCCGACGATCCCCGACCGATACCTCGAGGGCGCAAAAGCCTGGGCAAGGCGCAAGAACCGCCGCCACCTGAGAATCAGATTTGAATAAAAAAGCATAAGCGAAGCGTTGACAAATCCGCTCGGATGCGCTACTATGGAGATAACAACGAGCGCAACTTACCAAGCCAAACACACAAAAGACGAGCGGACAATCGTCGCAACGCTTAACTTACAATGTCGCACAATGTATAGACAAAGACGTCAAGCACCAGAACACGAAACCAATCCGCTCGCAAGGGCGGATTTTTGAATGGGGCTTCGAGCCCAAGGCTACGGACTGGAAACTCCACAGAGAACCCGCGAACGGCGCGCAAGAAATAGAAGCGGCCGACCGAGAACTCAAGCAAACACAAACACCAAGCAACCGAAAGGAGCACACAATGAAAACCACCAAAAAAATCGCAATCATCGCAGCACTCGCAGCCATGGTCATCCTCGCAGGCATCGCCGGCAAGATGGACGCGGACTACGAAGCCGAGCGCAACACGCCAGGCACCTGCAACCAAGCGCAGATCACCAGCAGCGCGGAGGTTTGCCGCTAGATGAAGAAGCGAGAAGAAGAACATCAACTTAAATGGAACGAATACGAAGAACATGGCAGGAACTAAAGCAGGTGGCGCCAAGGCTCGCGAAACCAACATGGCCAAATACGGCGCGAACTACTACGCCGAAATCGGCGCCAAGGGCGGCCGCAACGGCAACACCGGAGGCTTCGCATCTGAATCCAAGGACAAGAACGGCCTGACCGGCCCAGAGCGCGCTCGAATCTACGGCGCAATCGGCGGCAAGATCAGCAAGCGCGGCCCGGCACGGAACCCACGCAGGACCGGTTTCAGCGCAGGCCTCACGCCTGGATCAAGGAGCAAGCAATGAAGAAAAACATCAACATCATCGAAGAACAAAGCGAAACACTCGAAATTAACAACCACGACATGAAACTGGACGAACTGGCGAAGCAACTCGCCCACCTCCGCCCAGAATACCGCAAGGAGGTCATCCGCACGGCGAAGAAGCTCGCCAAGGCTTACAAGAGCTACCAAGACGCCATGGTGACACTCGGCGGACTAGGAGATTTGAAATGAGCGAAAAGAAAACACTAGCGGCCAGAATCGCCGCAATCAGCAAAGACCTGGGCGCCATCCAAAAGGGCGGCCACAATAAAGAGCAGCACTACGACTTCATCGAATATGCGGCAGTCTCCGGCAAGATCCGCGAGCTACTAGACCAGCACGGAGTCGCAATCATCCCAAGCGTCAGCAACTACGAGCGCGACGACGTCAAGAGCAAGAGCGGCGCCACCGGCTACCACTACACGCTCCAGATGCACTTCACGGCAATCAACGCCGACGACCCAAACGACAAGCTCGAAGCGGACTGGATGGGCGAATCGACCGACTGGGGCGACAAGGGCATCAACAAGGCCGAAACCAGCGGCACCAAATATTTCTACATGCGCCTTTTCAACATCAGCGAAAAAGGCGACACCGACAACGACCCAGACAATACAAGCGGCGCATCCAGCGAATCACGCCCAGCCAAGGCAAAGACGAACTCAGGCTTCCGCGTCGACTTTCAGACAATCCGCGAACACGCCGACATGATCGACGACGAAGCCAGCCTCAAAGAATACTACGAAGAACTAAAGAAACAGAACCCAAGCGCCAACCAGATGAACGCCATCAACAAGATCATCAACGAAGCCAAGGCGCGCATTAAGGGGAGCAAGAAATGAACCAAGAAGAACAACTCAACGACAGCATCGAAAAACTAAGCGCCCAGCTCGAGCTGCTGCGCAAGAAGCAAACCTACCTCGCCACCAAACGCAAGGAGGCCGAGGCCGCCAAGGCGAACGCCTGCAAGGTCGGCTTCTACGCAGCGAAGACCTGCAACGAATGCCGCAGCGTAATCGAAATGAGCCTCAAACTTCTCGACATCGACAACCAAGCGCCGTCCGAAATCATCGACGCATTCCAAAGGATCAACAGCAACAGCTACCGAGCCATCAAAGCGCTCGAACGCGACGCCGCAGAAAGGGGCGAAGAATGAGCCAAGCAACAACCACCAAACTATACACCCGCGACGAGGTCATCGAGCTAGTCCACAAGGCGCACAGCAAAGCAATCCGCAAGACCGTACTCAAGGACTACGCCAAGCAATTCGACGGCGACGTCCTGCTACTCATCACGGCGGTCGCGGTAAAGACGGCCACCAACACCGACCGAAAGCTCGAGAAACTTCTCGACAAGACAGAGGGCAAGAAATGAGCGAGAACACGGACATCAGACTCCCGAACGGCCAGGACGACAAACCGCACGAGGAGGGCTTTCGCCCGAAAATCGTGAACCGGCTCATCCGCCAGATCAACGGCGAAACCATCGGCCTGATTTAAGCAACCACCCCTTCTAGGCACACAGGGGAAAAAGAGTCACTGCAGCACCCAACAATTCAAAATAACCTCCCGCGCCGAAAATCAAAATCGTCAATAATTGATTGCTCACAAAAGTATTACACCCGGCGCGAGAGAGGTGCGACTGGTCGCGCAACCTTATTTTTCGATCATACAAAACTCAAAAACGCGCGACCACGGGGAGCCTTTTCTTTGGCTTGGCTCCCCACCCCCCGGAGTCCCTCCTTTACTGGATGCCGGGGGACATGGCAGGCGCTCCGGCGAGCAAGCTCCACACTCACAATCTGCCTGGATCGACACCAGGGCCTGCCAAATACCTCTAAACGGAAAACCAACACCATGAAGACAACAACGACGCTGACAATCCACGGCACCATCAAGGCCAAGAAGAACTCCAAGCAGGTCATCTGGACCGGCGGACGTCCGCGGATCATCAGCAACAGCGCAGCCAGAGAATGCGAAGACGAAATGGTACGCCAGATCCACGAGCAGGGCATCGGACCACTAAGCGAAGCAGACCGCATCAACTTGATGTACTTCGCCAACGAAACCGGCACCCACTACGAGATCGAGGCCACAATCTACCAGCCGAACGGCATCCGCCGCGACCTTGACAACCAAATCACGAGCATCCTGGACGCTTTGACGAAATCCGGCGCAATCCTCGACGATTGCCGGAAATTCGTGAAGAAAATCATGGTAAGCGACGGAGGAATCGACAAAACGAACCCGCGCGCCGAGATCATCATCACGACAATCACCAACCAATAAATGGAGGGAAAGCGGTGGGCCGCTACCGACAGCAGAACATCATCATCCGTGAGTTCGACGAGGTCATCATCGTCCTCGAAAACCGCGACACGATCTGGGCGCTCCCGAAACGCGCCAGCACGAACATCATCTTCCACCGATGGTTCAGCCCTCCGCTTGGCACATACCCAGACTGGCACAAATTCCGGCAGAAACTCTACACGAACCGAAACATCACCCTCAACGACTGCTACCGATGGGCGCGACAGCACGAAATCCAGAGCCAGGGAACGACCAGGGCGCCAGACTACCTAAACGTCCAGAACACGGGCGCCGAACGAATCAAGACTAAAACACGCAACAATCGCTAAAAATAACAGGAGGCAAAAATGAAGCTCATCGAGCTCAGCCAGGCACTCGAGCACTGGCACCAAACCAAGAGCGTCGCAGAATCCACCGAAATCTGCGAGCAACTATACCAAGACCTCGGCAAAAAGGCCCGCGCCGACTACGCCGAGCCAACCATCCACGGGGGCCAGGCATGAAACTCCAAGGCAAGAAGACGGGCAAATATGCCGGCTTCATCGGCTGGATGGACCTAGACCACGCTCCGATTGACCCGAAGACCGGCAGGCTGCTGACCGTCCAATACAAGGACGCAGGCGTGAACTGCTACAAGGACTACGAAACCATCGCCGAATTCGACGAGGACTGGGAAGACTACACGCCAGAGCCAGACCCGAGCTACCTAATCGTAAAGATCCAGAAGCTCGAGAACAGCGTCAAGGAACTGGACGATCGACTCAAAACGGTCGAGGAAATCACGGAGCGCTTGCTCGGCGAAGACAACAAGCGAATCCTCGGCAAGGTCAAACGATACAATCCGGGAATCCCGCCACGCGAAAAATTCGAGCGCATGAAAGAACAGCTCCGGGAATGGATCGAGAAAGAGCCAAAAATCGAGCACATCGAAGTCAACTTCATCCTAAACGACAAAGCGAACGACGGCCGCCTGGGCATTCAGTTCATGGACTACGACGAAAACAGAACCAGCGACCAGGGATACGACATCATAATCTGGGATTGGCCACGAGTCGGTCTAGTCGACGGCGCAGTTTATACACCGGACGAGCTACTAATCACAGGAGAGGCAGGGAAAGAATGATGAAAGACAAAGAATTTGACTTCATTGCGAGCAGATACTTCTCGGAAATAAGAAGCATTGGCTTCGATTTGACCGAAGCGAAAGACGTTGAAATCCCAGGCAAAGTCGAAGAAATGAACGACATCCTGGAGCGCATCAAAGAAATCAGGGTCATCCAAAGAAAGCAAAGGGGAGAGGCAGAATGAAAGTCGGCGACAAAGTCGTGTTTCGCACATTGCTGGGCAAAGAGAGAACCGGTCGAATCATTGGAATCAGCAAAGATGGCAAGAGCGCAGCTGTCAAGACTCGCCGCGGCTACTTCGTCGTGCATCCATCGTTTGAAGACATCGTCGTAATTCAGGAGGAGAAATGAAACCACAGGCACAAATCGAATACAAACCGCTCAGCGAGCTGAAAGAGCTCCCAGGCAACCCGCGCACCATCAAAAAAGACCAGTTTGAGAAGCTCAAGAAATCACTCCAGGACAACGCCGACTACTTCGAAGCCCGTCCGATCATCCTGAGCGACCGCACAGGCGAGAACATCATCCTGGCCGGCAACCAGCGCTACAAGGCCGCCAAGGCCCTCAAGATGGACCAGGTGCCAACCATCACCCTCCACGGCCTCACGGAAGAACGCGAGCGCGAAATCATCATCCGCGACAACGTCAACAACGGCGAATGGAACGTGGACATGCTCGCGAACGAATGGAACCCGGACGAGCTAATCGAATGGGGCGTCGAAATCCCGGACATCAAGGCCGAGATTGAAATCATCGAGGACGAAGCACCAGAGCCGGACGAGAGCCAACCAGCCAAGAGCAAGCTCGGCGAGATTTACCAGCTCGGCAATCACCGCCTCATGGTCGGCGACAGCACCAAGGCCGAGGACGTGGCTGCTTTGATGGGGGGGGCAAATGGCCGACTTGCTCATCACTGACCCGCCATACAACGTCAACTACGGATCCAGGGGAAAGACTTACCAAGAAAAAGCCAGCAAAGGGCTGGAATACTCCTGCGGCAAAGACGACAGAACCATCCTAAACGACAACATGGACGACCAAAGCTTCAGGGCGTTTCTCACAGACGCGATGACCGCCGCAGAAGAATCCATGCGCCCAGGCGCCGCGTTTTACATTTGGCATGCCGACACAGAGGGCTTCAACTTCCGCGCCGCAGTCAGAGCGGTAGGCTTAGAACTAAAGCAAAACCTCATCTGGGCGAAAAACACGCTAGTCCTTGGCCGCCAGGATTACCAATGGATCCACGAGCCGTGCCTATACGGATGGAAACCAGGCGCAGGCCACTACTTCCGCGACATCCGCACCGAAACGACCGTGTTCGACGACGAGCGCCCAATCGAGGAGCTAAGCAACAAAGAGCTCAAGGAACTAGTCGCAAACTACCGCCAGGCAGTCCCGACCACAATCATCCGCGAAAATAAGCCGAGCAAGAGCGAAGAACATCCGACCATGAAGCCGGTCAAGCTCATCGCCCGACTAATCGGCAATAGCAGCCGCGAGGGCGAGCTAGTCCTCGACATCTTTGGCGGAAGCGGCACGACTATGATCGCGGCCGAACAGCTAAACCGCAGGTGCTACATGATGGAGCTCGACCCGCACTACGCGGACGTCATCATCGAGCGTTGGCAGAATTTGACCGGCCAAACAGCACAGAAAATCAAGGGGGCGAAATGATCAGAGTCCTCGAATTGTTCGCAGGCATCGGAGCCTGCAGCAAAGCCCTCACCAACCTCGGCATCGAGCACGAAATAGTCGACGCGGTCGAAATCGACAAGTTCGCCATCAAGAGCTTCAACGCCATCCACGGCACCAATTTCGAGCCCAAAGACATCACAAAATACGACGCGACAGGGCTCGGAGAAATCGACCTCATCATGCACGGTAGCCCTTGCCAGGATTTCAGCGTCGCAGGCAGGGGGGCAGGCGGCGACGAGGGAAGCGGAACACGATCGAGTCTACTCTACGAAACCATCCGCATCGTCGAACAAACGAAACCAAAGGTGGTCATCTGGGAGAACGTCAAGAACTTACTCAGCAAGAAGCACATCCACAACTTCCGCAACTACGTCAGCAGGATGACCGAGCTGGGCTACTACACGACGTGGCGCGTCCTAAACGCCAAAGACTTCGGAATCCCGCAGAATCGCGAGCGCGTCTTCACGATCAGCACAAGGCTCCCAATCGAAGACTCCGAAATATTTCCAGAACCGCAAGAGCTGACAACCAAGCTCAGGGACATCCTCGAAGACAATCCGGACGAGCGCTACTTCCTCACCGACGAGCAGGTCGCAAGCTTCAGAGCATCGACCGAAAAGGCGCAAGCCAAGGGCAACGGTTTCAAGTTCGAGCCAATCGAGAGAGAGAGAGAGAGAGAGAGAGAGAGTTATGCACTGCGTGAGCACCAGGGCGGGGAACCGACAAACCGACAACTTCATCAAGGAATCGTGGGGAGAGTCGAAGCCATCAACGGCCACGACATCCTCAAGCGAGTCTACGGGGAGGACGGCATGAGCCCAACGATTAGCACCTGCGGCGGAGGAAATACCGAGCCGAAAATAATGACCAGGGGGGGCATGGCGATCAAGACAGCAAACAAGAAAGGCTACGACATGGCAACTGACGGCGACGGCATAGATTTGGCCTACCCAGACAGCAAGACAAGACGCGGACGCGTTGGACACGGAGTCGCGAAGACAATCCCAACCGGCGACAGCCAGGGAACGCTCGACGGCTACCGCATCCGCAAACTCACACCGCGCGAATGCTGGCGTTTGATGGGATTCAGCGACGAAGACTTCGACAAGGCGCAAGCAATCGGCACGAGCAACACCCAGCTATACAAGCAGGCCGGCAACAGCATCGTGGTAAACGTCCTGGCGGGAATCCTCAGCAAGCTAAACCGCAACGGCTACTTTTACGAAGAAAACAACCGAAAGGAGCAAAATGATTGAAAAGGTAAACCCATCACACCCAGACAAGGTCGCAGACCGCATCGCCGGCGCGATCGTGGACTTGGCCTACACCAAGCAGGACAACCCGAAAATCGCAGTCGAGGTTTTAATCGGACACGGCAACTGCCACATCATCACGGAAACGAGCGTGAAACTCCGCGAGGATGAAATCATCGACATCGTCGCAAGAATCACAGGCGACCCACAAATCAACGTGGACTACCAAGAAGAAGCGCAGGACCCAGAGCTCGCGAAGAACCAAGCCGAAGAAATACGCTGCGGCGACAATGGCATTTTTAAGGGCATGCCAAGCAACCGAGAAGAACTCGACCTAGCAGATCTAGTCGATCGCTTATATGAGAAATGGCCGACCGACGGCAAATTCATCTACAACGAAGACGCTCGCACGGTCATCGCCTGCCAGAGCAACGCGAGAAGCCACGAGGTGGAACAAGAAATTGACGCCTACTTCAATGACCTCAACTTGATTATCGTAAATCCGCTCGGAGAATGGACCGGCGGCACGAACGTCGACACTGGGGCCACCAACCGCAAGCTCGGCTCCGACATGGGCCGCGCGGTTACAGGCGGCGGACTCCACGGCAAGGACCTCAGCAAGGCGGACGTCAGCGTGAACATCGTCTGCCACCTGCTGGCTGAGAAGAACGGAAAAGAGGTCAACGCATTCTGCGCGATTGGCGACACCGACATCAAGTTTGACTTTGGCAATAACTTCATGACCCTGCCATACAGCGAGGTTATCGAAATGGCGCACAAATACATCAACGGCCTGGGTGGCTTCGAAAAGCTCGCCGAATGGGGCCTAATTTAGAAAGGAGAGCAAATGGCCGGAACGCAAAACCTAATTCCACAAGCACATAAGCTAACTGTCAAGGAACAGTCGGCTGGCGGTAAGGCGTCAGGCATCGCCCGGGCCAAGAAGCGCACCCTGCGAGAAATCGCGGAGATGGTCGGCACGATGGAGCTCAAAGACCCGAAGATGCTCGCCGCACTCCACGCGGCAGGTTTCAAGGACCCAATCACCAACGACGACGCGGCATTCTTTGGCCTTTGCCGCAAGGCTCAAAGCGGCGACCCATCAGCCATGAAACTACTGGCGGAGATGCGCGGACAATACAGCACGAGGGTCGAGGTCGAACCGGTCCAGCCGAAGCCGCTCATCGACCTCACGAAAGGGGGCGAGAAATGAACATCAAGATGCACACCGGCTGCTCATGCCCGCAATGCCGCAGGGGCATGACTAGATACTACCGCCGCCAATACCATCGCAGGATGAGGCAAAGGCAAAAGCGGCAAATCAAACGCTTCAACGAAATCATCGACGCATACATCAGCATCGGCTACACGGACTAAAGGAGGGAAAAATGACTTACATAATCAGCCAAATCATCGGATGGATCGCGACATTCTTCCGCGCCGGCGGAATGCTCGCCAAGAATCCGAACCACATCAAGCTGCTAGTTTCGGCCGGCAACCTCGGCTGGATGATCAGCGGCATCCTCACCGGCAACGCGCCACTAATCGCAAGCAACGCCATCTGCCTGGTCGTGATGGTGGTCGAACTAATCAAAGGGAGAAGCAAGAAATGAAAATCACGGTCATCATCCCATACCGCAACGCCAGCAAATACCTCGGCCGATGCCTAAAGTCGCTAGTCCAGCAAGACGGCGACCTGCAGGTCATCACGGTCAACGACAACGGCAACCACGACACGGAAGACTACCAGATCGCCGAAAACGCCCAGATTGACGTGCGCTTCCTCAACATCGACAACGAGCGCACTCCGGGAGTTTCAGGCGCTCGCAACACCGGCCTAATCTACGCCGACGGCGACTGGATCACCTTCCTCGACGCCGACGACGTCTGGCAACCGGACGCCATGGTTCAAATCGAAAAGGCCATCGCAAGCGCACCGGCCGACACCGACATCATCCAGCTCAACCACCTCCGCCACTACGTCGAGATCAACAAGACGGCGCTCAAATACGACAACCAAGGCGGCACCTACACGCCGCAAGGGATGCCGAAGCAATGGTTCGCGGTCTGGAACAAACTCTACAACGCGCGCCATCTAATCGAAGAAACAAGACTCGAATTCAAAGAGGGGCTGCAGTTCGGCGAAGACGAGCTGTTCAACCTCCAGGCGCTCGACCTCGCCAACGGCCACAAAATCCACCACGCTGACCACGACACCATCGGCCTCAAGCGCTACTTCGACAACAAGCAAAGCCTCAGCCGAATCCGCACACGCGAGGATCTAATCAGCCACATCCGGGCGACCGAAGACGCGTTATTTACAATCCACAGCTCCGAGGTCCGCGACCTCGCAAGGCGCACAATCGCCGAGCATTGGCAAAGCCCGACATTCATCCAGGCATTCAGCGGGGAGATTTTATGACCGACTACACCACCAAGAACCACGACATCGTCTACTTCGTGAAGAACGCCCCGCACAACGAGGAGCTCCGCTACTCGCTCCGAAGCATCGAGCAAAACTTCCCGCACGGCAAGGTTTGGATTTATGGCTTCTGCCCTTACGAGCTCAACACCGACCGAATCGTGAACGTCGAGCAGATGGAGCCGACCAAATGGCAGAACACCCGCAAGCTCATGCGAGAAGCCTGCGCCAACGACGAAATCACGCCAGACTTCTGGCTTTTCAACGACGACTTCTTCATCATGAAACCAATCACCGAACTCCCGCCACTATACGAGGGCGAAATCGAGCCGCACATCGAAGAAATCAAGATGCGCCACGGCGGACAGGACACGCCCTACACGGACCAGCTCCATCACCTCGTTCGAACGCTTAAAAAGGCAGGTTACGGCCAGAAGAACTACGCCATCCACAAGCCGATGCTCATCAACCGCGAGAAGATGCGCCAGACGCTCGAGCAATACCCAGACGAACCGATGCTCCGCGCCCTCTACGGCAACCAGCACCAAATCGGCGGGGAGCCAGCCAAGGACTGCAAAATCGCGGCTCGCCTCCGACCAGACACCTCAGACCAGACCATCATCAGCACGGACGACTTCGCATTCATGCACTTAGACACGGGCGACTACATCCGGGCGCAATTCCCGGAGCGCTGCCGATACGAGGTAGACTGATGGCCGAGAACGCGATCACGACAGCCCTCAAGAAGCTCAAACCGCTATTTGTAAGCGACAAGCGCTTCCTAGTCGCACAGGGCGGCATGCGCGCCGGCAAGACCTACCCGATCCTGATGCTCATCGTGAGCTGGTGCCAGACATACCCAGGCAAGGTCTGGAGCGTCGCAGGCATCAGCTACCCGCACCTCGCCAAGGGCGCAATCCGCGACTTCCAGAACATCATGAAGAACGCCGGCATCTGGGAGCCAGAGCGATGGAACGGCAGCGCAAAGACCTACACTTTCGCCAACGACACCATCCTCGAGTTCATCAGCGTCGACAAGATGGACGCCCACGGCCCAGCCCGCGACGGCCTATTCGTCAACGAGGCGAACGACATGGACTGGGCGACATTCGACCAGCTCGCAAGCCGCACGGCCGACAAGATCATCATCGACTACAACCCAACCGCCGAATTCTGGGCCCACACGGAACTGCTCGCTAAACAGCCGGAGCGCTGCGACTTCATCATCCTCACCTACCGCGACAACGAGGCGCTCAACCCGAACATCCGCGACTACATCGAATCCAGAAAGCCAAAGCCAGGCGAGAAGCCGAGCAACTGGTGGACCGTCTACGGCGAGGGCCAAATCGGCAGCCTCGATGGCAACGTTTACCAAGGCTGGCGCAAGATCGCCGAAGCCGACGAAAAAGTGCCGCGCAAGCTGGTCCGCTACGGCCTCGACTTCGGCTTCAACGACCAGACGGCCATGGTCGCCATCGAAGAAACGGAAAAGGGCCAGACGATCATCACCCAGCTCATCTACGATAGCGGGCTCCGCTCCGACCAATACCCGGAGGCGCTGAAGCGCGCAGGCGTCGACAGCACCATCCTAATCGTGGCGGATGCGGCTCGCCCGGAAATCATAGCCACGATCCGCGAGGCAGGCTACCGCATCATCCCAGCCGACAAGAACGCCGGCAGCGTCATGCGCGGCATCGACCGCGTCCAGCAGCGCCAAATCATCTACGACGGCAAAGACCTCGAGCGCGAGTACTTGAGCTACGCCTGGCGCAAGACGCGAAGCGGCGAAACACTCAACGAACCGCAGGACGGCAACGACCACCTCATGGACGCGCTCCGCTACGCCATCGACGACCTCAGCCGGCCACGCTTCGACTTTTAGAACCACCCCGACCGCCCAAGGGGTGGCTTTTTGTGCCGTGCCGATGGAGGCCGACACTCAAGGCATCAACAACTAAAGGAGAATACGCATGCTAAAATTCTCAGGCATCCAGCCGGTGCAGTTCGGCGCCAAAGACTGCACCCCGGCCACGATCGACACAGAAACCAAGCTCCGCCTGGATCGCATCCGCTTCGACACCGAGGCGGACACGAAAAAGGCCGAAGAAACACTCGCGGGATGCTTCCCGGATGATGAGGCCTACGTCCTCGAATTCATCCGCACGAAGATGACCGAAACCGACAAACGCTACCTCCAGGCCTACCTGACAGGCGGAGAGCGCGCCATCATCGCACTCGACGAGTCCATCAAGGCAGCAATCGCCGACAAAATCGCCAAAGCGACGGAGGCCTAAAATGCTGACCATTGTCTACCAGGACTGCCCACTTTGCGGCGCTCGCAAAAAATGGGGCGAGAAAACCATCGCCCACGCACAAAAGGCAGGGCTTGAAACCCGCGCCCTGAGCTTCGCGAGCCCAGAGGGCGCCCACTTATGCAAGGAGGCCATCTACGCAGGATGCACGGCCCTCCCATTTATTACCGACGGCGTGAAATTCAGCCAGAACATCGACGACTTCATCGAAAAACCAGCCCAACCAGCCAAGAAATCGACGAAGAAAAAGACCGCCAAGAAGCCGGAGGCCGAAGATGGGGCTATTTGACCGCAGGAATAAGCGCAAGGCCGAGCGCGAGCTAGACGCCAGGCGCCGCGAATCGCAACGAATCGCCCAGGAGATGCGCAACCAATTCTTCAGCTCGCCACTTTGCTCGGACTACGAGAACCTGTTCGCACAGGTCCGCCCGCTCATCAACGATATGAAGATGATCCGGCCATATGGCGTGGGCGCAAATGGGGCAAGGCTGCCGAAATCCCGCACCCCGGAGCTCAACATCCTCGACTACCCGAACGATGACATGGGCTGGGCAGAATTCGCCGATTTACTATTTGCGACGTGGCTCACTAAAGACCAGCTGTACATCCACGCTTGGAAACAGGGCCGGAGCATCAAGGGCTACACGGTCCTACCAAGCAACTCCCGCCAATGGATCGGCGACCACTTCCAATGGCAATTCACCGACGCCGAGGGGCGCACCCAAACGCTGACCGACGAGGAGGTCATGACGCTCCGTTTCAGTCGCTCGCCAGACAACCCAGACCAAGGCGTAAGCCCAGCGACCGCCATCCGCGTCTGGACCCAGGTCGACGACGTCATCGGCCAATACCAGCGCTCCTACTTCGAGAACGGCGCCATCCCGGCCACGCTGACATTCATCACCGCCAGCACCCAGGAACGCTACGACGCAGTCCGCAACGAACTCGAGCGCAAGACCCGCGGCGCCGACAACGCCAACAAGACCGTCTACATCTGGCGCCAGATGCTGCCAGAAACAGGCGAAACCAAGGACCAGGTCGAGGTGAAGACCATCCAGGCACCGAACAGCACACTCGCCATCAAGGACATCGTCTCGATCGTCAACGATAAGCTCAACAAGAGCATCGGCGTGAGCAACTTCATCCTCGGCGACGATTCCGGCGCGAAATACGACAACGCGGAGCTTTCGGACTACCAATTCATCAAGCGTCGCGTTTACCCGGCACTCGTGAGCTTCTGGAACCAATTCCAGCACGAGCTCGACCGCATCACCGGCGGCCTCGGCTACGCCATCCAGTTCGACCTAGAAATCCCAGACCTGACCGAGCGCGAGAAGATCCGCGCAGAAACCGCTCGCACCAACGCCGAAACGCTGACCAAGCTCATCCAGGCTGGCGCTGATCCAGAAGCAGCGACCAAGGCCCTCGGCCTAGACGCCGACTGGTTCAAGGCAGGCGTGGGCATCCAGGTCGCCCGCGATGCGGACAAGGCGCTCGAGAAGCTCCAGACGCTCCAAGGCATCAACCGCCCAATCACCACCGAAGCCAAGCACGACTGCCATCACCATCACGAGCGCAAAGAAGACGCCTACACGGAGTTCGGCCCAAACGAGAAGACCGAGAAGAAAATCTTCGACCACCTCATGAGCATCGCCAAGGCAATCGTTGACGAAAACCCGGGCTTCGACTTCGACCTCGTGAAAAATGAGATTTTTGAGCTGCTCGAACAACAGGCAGACCAGGGCGGCCTCGTCGCGATGGAGAACATCGCCGACCTACTAGAGGATGCCGAAATCGAGCAAGTCATCCGCGAAGCCATCAAGGGCGGCTACGACATCAGCGACGCCCTCACCGACAGGCTCCGCGAACGCACCAACCTGATCGTGACAGACTTCGAACGTCAAACCCGCGAGCAAGTCCGCGCCGCACTCGTCCATGCCGAACCACTCACGGCCGAAGAAACCAAGAAGCGCCTCGAGATGGCAATCCCAGATGGACGCGCCGCCACGATCGCCCGCAACGAAACGGTCTACGCATTTAAGAGCGGACGCCTCGACGCCGACCAGGACATGGCTAAGCGCTGGAACATCCAGCTCGAGCTCGAATGGAAATGCTCCAAAGACAGCACGACCTGCCCGACCTGTTTCGCGATGGACGGCACCCGCACCCGCATCGGCCAACCATTCCCGCAAGACGCCACCCTCAAGGCTGGCACGATGCTCCCAGACGGCACAGTCCTCGACGCCACCACGACCTACGCGGTCGACCCGGACGTCTGGAACGATCAGGGCCAAATCCCAGCCGCACACGTCAACTGCCGCTGCTACTTCAACGAGCACGTAATCAGGACGGTATAGCATGAAAATCACCTGCCCAACCTGCAAGCGAACGCTCGGCGACACCAACGCCAGCATCGACGCGACAATCAACTGCAAGCGATGCGGAGCCCAGCGCATCCGCATCGTCATCGCAAACCACAACGACTACCTAAAGGCCACGAGCCGAGGAGAAAATAATGACAAATCCAAATAATGCAGTCGGAACGCCGGCGGCATTTAAGGGCCGCACCAGCGTCAAGGCATTCAATAACATTACCGGAGCCTACACCCGCGGCATCATCAGCGGATGGGGCTGCGCGCCAGTTTCAGGCATGACCGTCGCGGTTGGCGGCTCGGCCGGCATTCGCGACATCGCGGTCGCAGAAGACGCCAGCGGCAACCGCACCACGATCAGCAACATCAGCGAGGCACCAATCGAGGTAACCCTCGAAGCGGCGCCAACTACCTACAACCGCATCGACAGCATCGTCCTATACGTCCAGCCAAGCCCAGAGGGCGACTCGAGCACCCAGGACAACCCAGCAGCCTGCGGCATCGTGGCAGTAAAGGGAACCCCAGCAGCCAACGCGGTCGCTCCGGACGACGCAGCAATCCGCAGCGCGATCACCACGGACGGCGGCACCGGCACCACGGCCTACTACGTCGTCATCACGAACATCACGGTCGGCGTGGGCGTGACAACTATCACCAGCGGCGTCATCGACATGCCGAAACCATCGGTAGCAATGGTAAGGCCAGCCGTCGAAACAGCAAACTGCTCGGCCAACACGACAATCCCAATCTCAACGACGAATTACACGACCATTCCGCTATCACACCGCTACGGCGACAACACGATCCTCCAGGTCAAGAGCAACAAGATTGTCATCCCGGCAGGAATCACAGAGGTAAAGCTTTGTGCCTACTTCAATGTCTGGGTCGCATCCTCATCCGGAACATACAACACCTTCTGCCGAATTTCACGAACGCGCAACGGTTCAACCACCGAGATCATTAACGTGCCGTGGCAATTCGCCGGACCGTCCGGGCTCACAACTCGCAACGCGATCACAATCCCGCCAATCGCTTCAGACGCACAAGAGGGCGATGAATTCGGACTAGAGATGCAAGTCTACTCCGGCCCAAGCTCATCGGCGGTGGTGGTCCACGGCGGAACATACCTCACGGTCGAGGAACGCTAAACCCGTGCCGATGGAAAGGAACACTAAAGCCATGAAAGCGCAAACCATCCGAGCCAAGCTCGACACCAAACAGAACGCGACAAGCGCAACCCGGCGCTTTCGCAACATCCTGGCCAACAGCGGCCAAGTCATGGAATCAGGCGAAACCCGCCCGCTCAATGACCTCTACGTGATGGGCTACGACGGCGAACTATACCGCATCGCAGACCTCAACCCGGACCCAGACAAGCAGACCGAGAAATACAGCGTCAAGGCTCAAGCCGACCACGGCGAGCTGAAAATCGGCCCAGACGGCGAAGCCGCACTCGTGCCAAGCATCGAGAAACAATTCGGCGACTGCCGCGTCTGGATCGACAAGGACGGCCTCCGCGCGCGGATGTACTTCGCAAACGACGACCGCCTAGCAGACCACGCCTGGGCAATCAGCGAGGGAGCCAGTTATAGCATCGGCTTTGACTGGTATGACGACGGCTACTACGGAACAGGATTTGAAATCGACCAACCAATCGGAATTCTGCGCGAGATTTCGATGGTACTGACAGGAAACGATCCGCGCGCCAAGACTATCGACCACAAACCAGAAGCAAGGGCCACAAGGGCCGCCGACGGGAGTGGAACCACATCAACCATTAAGGAGAATCAAGAAATGGCAATCGACCAGCTCACTCCAGACGAGAACGCAGCCATCAAGCGCGAACTCAGCGACGTCGTCGACAGTTTCACTGCTGACGTCCCGGAGAATGCAACCGAACCAACCGCCCGCGACGCTAAGGACGAGGGCGAAGCCGAGGCTCCAGCAGAGGAAACAACCAAAGACGCCCTCCGCAGCCCGGTCATCATCATCAAAGACCGCGTCAAGCAGGAAACTGCAAAGCAGTACTGCGACTGGCGCACATCCGCCGAAGCCAAGCGCACGTTCGCTGACCTCGCCGGCCGCTACGGCAAGTTTGACGCCGCATTTAAGGGCGCCTGGGCTTCCGAATTGGTTGCTCACAAAGCAACCACGACCGACGGCATCACCGGCCTCGCACTACCGATCGACATCAACGCGATGTTCATCAGCACCATCAACGAGGGCAACTCGGACAGCGCTCGCATTTTGAGCCACTTCCGCAACCTCGGTGGCAACGGCTACCAGATCAACCTCCTCGAGGCTG